ATTATTGTTTCTCCTTTAGCCATTGAGTTAAGTCTTGGATTACCCAAGCCTGATCTATTGATGCGTTGCGACGCTTAACTACAACATAAGACATAGGTACTTCCCCAAGACCTCGTGCCTTTGCATAGTTAAGCGCCTCAACTTGCGCTTCTCTCCAGAACTCAGGCAGGGAAAGGGTCTGCCTGTTCTTGAGTTCAAGGATGTAAGTTTCCCCAGATATGATAACAACCATATCTCCTTCATCCTTTGCCCCAGCCTTAGTCAAACGTTCTGCCATAGCACCCGCATTGCGGAGCCACTTCATTACATCTGTCTCAAACTGAGAACCTTTACGTCCGTTCTTGTTAGACATTAGAACTCCACCGTTATATAGAATGGTCCAACATCAACACTGACAAAGTATTTATTAATTACAAAGCCGAATGCTATCTGCTTACTGATACCAATACATAGCCAGATCTTTCCAATGCTCTTCTCTTTATGCATTAGTACACCGTCTGCATATTAGAGTGCAAGTATGCCCTGCCTTGTGCATCTTGGTCTCCTATCTGACACGCTGCAAAGTTAACAAATAGTGTAGCCCATTTAGAAGCATCTGCTGTGTGTGGACCGAAGCGATTCTTCACTGCAGCCACACGCAACATACCCTGTGATGGGTCATAACCTAGTGTAAGTATAAGAGCGGGTAACTGACTGACCTTACCGTGTATAGCACGGCGTGGAGGTGGCATCAACGGTGACCCATACTCTGATTGTTCTGATACGTGATGAAGTACTAAGACACAAGCCTCTGTCTTGCGTGCCATATCGTGCAGTTCCATCATAATTGCACGTAGTCCTGCCCATTCATTGTCTGTTTCGGCTGCAACATTCATTAAGTTATCAATGATAATTAACTCAGGTGCTATGCCAAAGAGTTCAACGTAGGCTTTGATTTCTAATTCAATGTCATCGAGTGATGGACTTGAATCAAAGACCCATTGTATGTGCGACATCTTGGTTAGGTGGTCAGCGTAGAAGTCATCCTTATATTCCATATTGGATTCAACTGTTAACTGTGTATGCCCTGAGATCTGCGCTGCTGAACGCATCAAGACTGTAGCAGTATCAGTATCGGCTGAAAAGAAAAGTGTTGGTACCTTTGCCTTGATTGCATAGACAAGAGCAAACATACTCTTACCAGCATTCGGTGCAGCAGCAACCATACATACTTGCCCTCGTCTAAATTTAATGGACTCACCAGCAAGGCCAGTCCATACATCAGGCAGGGGCACAGCCTTGATAGTGCTAGTGCCCAGTGCCCGCTTTAGATTAAGCAACTTCCCCATCCCCTCCAAGATTTATTCTGCGGTCTCTTCTTATACTCAGACGCTCACGTGGGGCTAACCCACCCCATATACCAAATGCTTCTTTGCGGATTCCCCACTCAGCGCATTCAATTCTATGAGAACATCCTCTGCAAATTGATTTCGCATACTGACCATCAACGTAACTTACTGCTCCCTCTTCTCTTTCAGGGAACCAGAAGTCACCACCTATCTGTGCACATAACGGGTTCTCGTACTCACGAGGTTCCCGCATTCAATTATCTTAGGAAGATTGCTTCGCACTTATCTACTGCACCCTTTGGTGCAGCACACATCCACGCTCTCCAAGGTCCACGTGCTGAGGTTCCATTACGAAACGCCATAGTGCCGTGCTTACAGGTCGGGGCTTGTCCTTCTACAACTTGAGGTGCAGCAACAGGTGGTGTTTCAAATTGTTTTGCAATTGATTCAACTGTTGGTGCTGATGCAACTGGTGCACCACGTAGTGATCCATTAACAGAGTTAATCAATGAAGATACATCCTGGACACTAGCCAGTAATGCTTCTAATTCACCTTGATTATCAGCATAAACATTTACAAGAACACCATCCTTGCCATAGTTGACTTGTATCTTTGTTGTTGCATTTGCAGCCATTTATTTTCCTCCAGTTTGTTTGATTGATAACCGTTGTGATTCACTGCCAAACTTCTTAGGCACATATCCAATAAGTTTTTCTACTTCTTCACTGTCAATACTTTCACGACCTCGCACTGTTGTCCAACTGACTTCAATACCAGAATGCGTAGTACCCAGTAACCCTTCAAAAGAAGCCTTCAAAGAATCCTGATGCTTCTCTAACTCCTTGATTTGTCCTGCTAATTGTAGATACAGCAATGCATTCTTGTCAATGTCTGCATCTTCAATGACTATATCAGTCACTGGTGTATGTTCTTTTTTTATACCAACGCATCCCATCTCACCTGATGCATCGTAGAACTTACAATAGAACTTACAGTAAGTTGCATCGCGTTCTGGATCTGGTGCTTCTGCTGCACCCTTGATTGCTTCCAACCAATTCAATGCTTGCATAGCAACGCTCTCATCATAATCTTCAGTATGTACCTTGATGTCTCGCTCATCACCATCACGTGCAATAGCAACTAGAGATACACGCTTTACATCGTGACCATTCTTAGCCAATAGATAACCGTATGTCTGTACCTGCCAGCGTTGCTGTGTTGATGGGAAGTATGAAAGGTTGCGTACCTTGCTTGTCTTCCAGTCAATGACATCGCCAGTGGCAGGTACATAGCAGTCAATATGCGACTTCATACCGTTGTATTCAACTTCTGTTTCAATCATTACATCAGGGTTATCTGCTAACGCTCTCTCAATCTCTGCGTGGATAGCAGTACCCATAATGGCAGCGAGTTTCATCTCGTTGTCATTGGTTTCAGGCTGGTCATTTAATCTATACCAGACCTTACGACGACAGCCACCTAACTCTGATGGTCCTATCTGTACCTGTGTAGAACGTGAACGCTTTGCATCACCTGCTTTAAGAGCAGTAAGTAGTAGTTCTTTTGGGTCTGTCACTTCTTGTACTTCCAATCTACCCATAAATCAAATGCTCTGGCGATTAACATTCCAACCATTAGACCAACAAGAAATGTTGTCATTTAGGATTCTCCACTATAACTTTTGCAAAGTTCATACCATTACAAACACCATTGTAAAAATTATAGTCCTCAGACTTTTTATCTTTTTGTAAATCTATATAAGGCTTACGCTTCTCTTCAATCTCTTGGGCAATCTTCTCACGTAATTCTGCTTCAAGAAACTGTGGCATAGCACTTAGCCTGCCCATATTCAACGCTTCGTTAATTGCGTACTGCATAGTCTTTTCCATTACTACATCCTTTCCTGGACCACTAACTGTAAGGGCTTATTAGTGTTAGCGTCAAGGACCGAAGCAATCTCTACGGCTCTACGGGCGTGTCTCTTTGAATAGGCTAGGTCCATATCAGGTTTGACAATTGAATACAGGTAGCCAAGAGCAAGTTGACCCCCAGAACCAATGCCATACGCTCCGTGATTTGCTTGGAAAAAAGAGAGATCACAAGCAATACGAAAGATATTACCGTTAAAAGCAATGAGATAATCGAAGCCATCATCTTTGTCCACCTTGTTGTAGTCGTAGTTGTTGTCGCTAAATGCTTGGATAATACTGGGTATAATTTTCTTTCCCATAAACTGCGCTGGGTCCTCACCTTTATACAGTGGTGGCTTCCAGTTGTAGGAAAGAATATCGCCTGGTCTAGTATCACCTGAAAGACCAATGAGATACTTACCAACCTCAACAATTTTAGGTGTACTGGTTGCTAACGTCACAAGATTATCTTCTGTGATTTGAGAATCTGCGACGAGTACTGCATAGTCAATACCCTCGAGTGCTGCGATTGTTGTCATAATGGAAATCATACTAGAGAGCGGCGTGTCGTCGCGTTAGCGACACTACTGGTTACTACAATATGAGCCGTGAGGCGAATAAAAGAACGGGGTGCCCCGAGGGGGCACGATGGTGCAGTACTGACTGTGCGGTTCCGTCTACCAAGGCTGCCTTTTTTCAGGCATAAACTACCAGAAAAGTTTGGCTCTGATCTACGAGGTCTTGGTCCAGTACACGTCTGTCCCTGTGGCTCACAAGTCTTTAACATAATGGCATCCTTTGAGGACTATGAATTAGTCTGGTATTTTCTTGATGGTACCTGTGCTAGTTGTGGCAATATGGTTACTGTCCCCTGTCCAGTAGATAAAGATGAAGCACAGACTATCTGACATCAATGAAGTAGCACGCACAGGAATGTGCTCAGTTTGTGGCCCCACAAGAAT